GCCCGCGCACAGACTGGTACTGATCCAACTGAGCGTGTAAAGGCTGGTGCTGCTGGCTATAACGTGTCAACAGGTATGACTACTGCTCGTGCAGAAGCTCTTGGTGACGGACGTGGTAACGATTTCCAGGAAATGGCATTCAGCATTGAGAAGGTTGCTGTTACCGCAGTTAGCCGCGCTCTAAAGGCAGAATACACAATGGAACTTGCACAGGATCTTAAGGCCATTCACGGTCTTGACGCTGAGCAGGAACTATCAAACATTCTTGCTGCTGAAATCCTTGCTGAAATCAACCGTGAAGTTGTTCGTACAATCAACTACACTGCTACAGCCGGCGCTCAGGAAAACGTAACCTCAACAGGTACGTTCAACCTAGACGTTGACTCTAACGGTCGTTGGATGGTAGAAAAGTTCAAGGGGCTATTGTTCCAGATTGAACGCGAAGCTAACCAAATTGCCAAGGCAACTCGTCGTGGTAAGGGTAACGTAATCATCTGCGGTTCTGACGTAGCTTCTGCTCTTCAGATGGCAGGCGTTCTTGATTACACTCCAGCTCTTGCAAACAATCTAAATGTTGACGACACAGGCAATACCTTCGCTGGTGTTCTTGGTGGTCGTATCAAGGTTTACATTGATCCATACTTCTCTTCTGCATCTGGTAAGCAGTATTTCACAATCGGCTATAAGGGCTCTTCAGCATTCGACGCTGGTCTGTTCTATTGCCCATACGTACCACTTCAGATGGTTCGTGCAGTTGGTGAAAACACCTTCCAGCCAAAGATCGGCTTCAAGACTCGTTACGGAATGGTTGCAAACCCATTCGCAACATCTGATGCCACTGGTGCTATCGGTGCGTTCGGCGATGCCCGCGCAAACCTTTACTACCGCTTTGTGCAGGTCACAAACCTTATGTAATAAAAACCTCGCTGATTCAAAGGCGAGGCAATACAAGACGGTTTCAAGCCGCAAATTGGGGAGCAGAAATGCTCCCCTTTTTTATTATAAATAGTTGTATGTCAGTATATCAGAATCAGCCAGATAACATCAATATGCTCGGGCAAAATGGTTTCCAGTTTGCTATCAAGCGACTGCCTACCGTGAACTATTTTGCTCAAGGCGTTTCTATTCCAGCCATTTCAATGAATGCAATTGAGACACCAACTCCATTTGCATATGTACCACGTCCAGGAGATAGGTTGACTTATGACCCATTATCAATTACATTTAAGGTTGATGAGGATCTGAAAAACTATTTTGAGATTCAGAAGTGGCTTGTTGGTCTTGGTCACCCCGACGATCTTGGGCAGACACGCGACCTATCAAGAGATATTCGCAATAACTCTGTCGGATTTAGACCAATCGGTAATGCGACAACATTCGTATCAGATGCAGTTCTTTCTGTCCTTACCAGTGCTAAGAATCTAAACGTCAACATCTTCTTTTATGATTGCTTTCCAATCTCATTGACAGAATTAGCATTCTCGTCTACGAACACCACAATTGATTATCTCGAAGCGACAGCGGTATTCAGATACCGTAAATATGCGTTAGACGAGTAATAGACTGACCCGGTACAACATCTTTATTATACCTCAGATATAGTCGTTTGTCAATACAAATAATGCATTGACAAAGCTCAAACTTAATGGTATTATGTACATATGAAACTTGAAGATATCCTTGAGAACTGGTCAAAAGACGCACTATATGACGATCTTAACCTAGATCGCGATAGTCTCGCAATCTCTTCCCTTCACGCCAAATATATTCAAATCTTAGCCATCGAAAGGTCGTTGCTGAGATCCTGCATGGCTAAAAAGAAAGCCCTGTATAAGGATCTGCGTGAGTATTATCTTGGCACACTAAACAATCCCGATGACCTCGAGCGCATGAGCCGTGAACCTTTTCTTCACAAGGTGTTGAAGAATGAGGTGCATAACTATGTGGACTCTGATGGTGAGTTGATGAAGCTAGACAACCGTATTGCTATGCAGGAAGAGAAAGTCGAGACCCTAACCTCAATCATCAAAGCTATTCATCAGCGTGGTTATGATATCAAGTCCGCTATTGAGTGGAGAAAGTTCACAAATGGATTCTGATATCAGATTGCATAAAGTAAACGAGGCGTTCATCCGTGTTGAGTGTGATCCTGGTATTGCAAGAGAACTAGCTGAGCATCTTACATTTGAGGTGCCTGGTGCTAAGTTTAGCCCAGCATTCAAAGCGAAACATTGGGACGGTAAAATCCGTCTATTCAACTCTCGCAACAATCAAATATATAATGGTCTCTCGCGTGAGGTGATGCGTTGGGGACAAGAACATGATTACACCGTCGAATCGGTCGATGGTTTTGACGCAACAGAGGAATTCTCACTTGCAGAAGCTAAAGAATTTTCACATTCGCTTTCACTCCCCTTTGAAGCACACGATCACCAATTACGTGCATTTGCTCTTGCTGTTCGGAACAAACGCTGTGTTCTGGTTTCTCCTACTGGATCTGGTAAATCACTTATCATCTATCTTCTGACGAGGTACTATGACTGCCGTACTCTTATTATTGTGCCAACTATTTCTTTGGTGCACCAGCTGTATTCTGATTTTGCCGACTATGGTTTTGTATCTGATGAGTTCGTTCACCGAATTTTTGGAGGGCAAGACAAACAAACAGATAAACCAGTTGTTATCTCAACCTGGCAATCCGTTTACGAAATGGATAAAAGATTTTTCGAATCTTTTGACGTAATCATTGGAGACGAAGCGCATCTATTCAAAGCGCAAAGTCTGACAAAGATTATGACATCCATGGTCAATACCCAGTATCGCTTCGGTCTCACAGGCACACTTGATGGATCACAGGTCAATGAGTTAGTCCTCGAGGGGCTATTTGGTCCTGCAACTAAGATCATTTCCTCACGCGAACTAATGGATCAAGGCACACTTGCTGATTTGAAAATCAAAGTTCTGGTATTGAATCATCCTGTTGCAGAGGCAAAGAAACTAAAAGGTGGTACGTACCAAGATGAAATTGCACATATTATTTCTTTTGAACCTCGCAATAAGTTCATTCGTAATCTTGCTGTATCTCTCAAAGGGAATACGTTGATCCTTTATTCATACGTTGAAAAGCATGGTGCTATTCTGTATGATATGATCGGTGAGAAAGCAGGTAATCGTAAGGTGTTTTTCGTTCATGGTGGTGTCGATGGTGAAGAGCGAGAGACCATTCGTGCTATCGTCGAGAAGGAAAAAGATGCTATCATCGTTGCATCCTACGGCACGTTTAGTACAGGCATAAATATCAAGAATCTACATAATGTCATATTCGCAAGCCCAACTAAAAGCCGCGTTAGAACTATGCAATCTCTTGGACGCGGCTTGCGCGTATCTGATACCAAAGATAGTGTGACACTATTCGATATTGCAGATAATCTAACGATAGGAAATAATAAGAACTTCACATTGAACCATCTTGTTGAACGTGTGAAGATGTACAACTCTGAGGGGTTTGCATATGAAATGCACACCATCAAACTAAAGGAGAGTTCCAATGAGCGAAGTGTATTATTTGAAGATGAATAACGGCGATGATCTCCTATGCACCTATGAGGGTGAGGACGAGGATTGTCTTTATGTTTGTCAGCCATTCGTCGTTGACGCCACACCAAATCTTGACACTGGCATTCTTACCACAACTATAATGCGTTGGATTCCATTTGATTCGCTCATGGAAAGCAAAATAACTATTGACAAATGCAACGTAATGGTGTATTCTCAAGTAGAATTAGATATTGCAGAACGCTACCAACGCACCCTTGATATGTTGGAAGAGAAGCGTAAGTATGAAGCGCGCCAAGAAATGATTCGCGATATGGCCGAATCTGCTAACGGTATTAGCTTATCAATCCACTAGGAGTATATTATGACTGAAGAATCAACGCCAACCGAGGCGCGCCGAGGGATCACTTATGTCAAACCACCTAAGAAGAAAAAGCATTATGTGAACAATGTCGATTTGTTTGATGCTTTGGTAATTCATAGGGCCAAGGTGCAAGAGGCTAAGGAAGCTGGTAAAGAGCTACCACGCATTCCACATTATATCGGCGAAGCCATTATGAAGATTGCTACCCACCTTGCATATAAGCCAAACTTCTCAAACTATACGTTCCGCGAAGAAATGATTTCGGATGGCATTGAGAATTGCCTGCTGTATCTGAATAACTTTGACCCTGCGAAGTCCAAGAATCCATTCGCATACTTCACACAGATTATTTACTTTGCATTCCTTCGCCGCATTCAGCGAGAGAAGCGTCACCTATATACCAAGTATGCAGCCATCGAACAAGCAAACATCATGGGTGCTACATCTGAAAATCAAGGTGGTGATATCAGGTCTTATGATACAGACATCAAGTATGGTGAGTGGTCACAGGAACAGATGGAACGCTTTATGAAAGACTTTGAAGATTCCAGTATTGCTAAAAAAGCTAAGGCCGCTGAAACTAAAGAAGCGAAGTTGAATTCACAATGAAGATTGCACTTATCACTGATACGCACTGGGGTGTGCGTAATGACAATTCCGCATTTCTCGACAACAACAAGAAATTCCTAGATGACATTTTCTTTCCGTATCTCGATACTCACGGCATTGGTACTGTTATCCATCTCGGTGATTTGGTTGACCGTCGTAAATATCTTAATATCAATACAGCTAAGCGACTACGAGAAGATTTTATATCGCCTCTCCATAGAAGAGAAATCCGCCCGCATCTCATTATCGGAAACCACGATACCTATTTCAAAAATACCAATTCGGTTAATTCAATCAGAGAAATCTATGGCAATGATTTCTATCTCTATGAGTCCGCAAAGGAAGTAAAGTTTGATGGCGTTCCGATTCTTTTCATTCCATGGATCTGCGATGATAACCGCGATGAAACGCTACATCTTATCAGCACAACAAATGCTCAAATCTGCATGGGCCACCTTGAGCTTGCAGGTTTCGAAATGTATCGAGGTAGTCCAATCAGCCATGGAGATGATCGTGGTTTGTTTGGTAGGTTCGACATGGTACTTAGCGGTCATTATCATCACAGGTCTTCTGCTGGGAATATCTTTTATCTTGGCAGCCATGCTGAGTTTACTTGGAGCGACTACGATGACCCCAAAGGATTTCATATCCTCGATACGGAAACTCGTGAACTGGCGTTTATAGAAAACCCATTCAAGATGTTCCGTAAGATGTGGTACAACGACAAAGATGTTACCACCGAAGCTTTGCTTGACAGAGACTTTTCAAAATACGCGGGCGCGTATGTGAAGCTTATCGTTCAGGGTAAAGATAATCCATTTGCGTTTGATTTGTTTACCACGAAGCTTTATGAAGCCAATCCAATTGAAGTGGTAATCGTTGAAGACCATCGCAACATGGACACCATTGACGAGAATGACCTATTGAACGAGGCCGAGGATACCCTCACGATTTTGTCTAAGTATATTGGCACACTAGAAACAAGCGTTGACACAAAAGAACTTGACAATCTAATGCATTCTCTATACAATGAAGCAATGAAAATGGAAGTTTGATGATACATTTTACCACCGTTCGTTGGAAGAATTTTCTATCCACTGGCAACGCCTTCACAGAGATTTCGCTAGATGCCAATCCATCAACGCTCATCGTTGGTGAGAATGGTGCTGGCAAATCTACTGTGTTGGATGCGTTGTGTTTTTCATTGTATGGCAAGCCATTCCGTAAGATCAAAAAGGATCAGCTAGTCAACTCGGTCAATGGCCGAGATGTTGTCGTTGAGGTAGAGTTTACGATTGGCGATAAAGCCTACCTGATTCGGCGCGGTATCAAGCCAGCTATCTTTGAAATTATCGAAAATGGTAAGCTTATAGACCAAGAAGCAGCCTCGCGTGATTATCAGGAAATGCTTGAGAAGAATATTCTGCGGCTCACTATGAAGTCCTTCACGCAGGTTGTTATTCTTGGTTCGTCTTCATTCGTACCGTTCATGCAGCTATCAACTAACAATCGCCGTGAGGTTATTGAAGACCTGCTGGATATCCGCGTGTTCTCGTCAATGGCATTGCTATTGAAGGATCGCGTCACGGGTGCGCGTGAGGAGTATAATCTAAACGAACGCGATATGACATCCACATCCGATTCTATTCTTGTACAAGAAAAGCTTCGCAAGCAGCAAGAGGATCATAAGGATGAAAAGATCCAAGAGCGCCGTGAGCGCATTGCTGAGTTGGAACAAGCTATTGATAGTGCTATTGCCAATGCACAGGAAGAGCAAGAAACCATCGCTCAATTAACCGAGTCTACAGATGACAATGATTCTGTGATTGAGAGGCAGCGCAAGCTCCTTGCGTTAGAGAAAAGCTTGACGACAAAGAAGGCTAACGCAAAGAAGTCAATTGCATTCTACCACGATAATAATGAGTGTCCAACCTGCACACAGAATATCGACCAAGCAATGAAGTGTGAGAAGATAGATGAAAAAGAAAAAACAATTGCCGACATCGAAGAGGCGCTCATTAAGCTATCTGGAGAAATTGCAACATGCGAAGCTCGTAGAGAAAGCAATGAGCGAGTATTTCGGCAAATCCATAAACATCAATCGAGCCTCAATAGCATCCAGGCCGATGTTCGCACAAGCCAAAAAGAAATCTCTATCTGGCAAAAAGAAATTGAGGGCCTCGAGAAAGAGACCGTCAGTACTGGACACGAAGAAATCATTAAAGAACTCCAAGCGAAATTTAATGATCTCTTGGAGCGTAAAAAGCATCTACTTGCACAGAGAGAGATGCACGATCTGGCAGGAATAATTCTGCGCGACTCAGGTATCAAGTCTCGAATCATCAAGCAATATGTGCCTATTATCAATACGCTTGTCAACAAGTATCTTGCAGCTATGGACTTCTTCGTCAAATTCGAACTAAACGAGCAATTTGAAGAAAAGATTTTGTCACGTCACCGTGATGATTTCACATACGATTCGTTTAGCGAAGGCGAGAAAATGCGTATCGACCTTTCGCTATTGTTTACATGGCGTTCCATCGCTCGCATGAAGAACAGCGTCAACACCAACTTGCTTATCCTTGATGAGGTGTTTGATGCATCGCTTGACGCTAACGGTTGTGATGAGTTCCTGAAGCTTATACATAATGTGGAAGACACCAACATCTTCGTCATCTCTCATAAGGGCGATGTTCTACAGGATAAGTTCACAAGCACACTCCGATTCACAAAACAGAAAAACTTTAGTAGGATGATATCATGATTATTCCGGGCAACGATCCACGTTTGAAGCAAGTGTGTAAGCCATTTAATTTTGATGTTGGTTACACGATGGAAGATGGTAGCATTCTTTCAGCCGAGAAGCTTTTCTATCTTCTCAAAGAACAGATGATTGCTAACAAAGGTGTAGGCTTGTCCGCGTGTCAGATTGGCATTATGACTCGCGCATTTGTCATTGGTAACTTTACCGACCCCGATAGTGTAATTTCTGTTTTCAATCCGCGCATCGTAACAATGAATGATGATACTGTTGTGTATGAAGAGGGTTGCATTTCATACCCTGGTTTGTTTATAAAAGTAAAGCGACCTAAAGAGTTTGAGGTTCGTTTCTCTGGTTGGGATGGCGTTGCTGGTACCACGATGTTCAAAGGCTATACAGCCAGGGTGTTTCTTCATGAGCTAGACCATCTCGATGGCATTACCTTTCAAAGCAAGGCTAGTCGTTTTCATTTGGAACAAGCTACCAATCAATTAAAGAAAATGAATAGAATAAAGAAACATGCATAGAAAACGCTTGACAAACTCTTCAAATCTGTTTATAATGCAAATAATAGAGATTGGACAAAACATTGACAAAATATATTCCATACACAGTTGACGATATCAAAAAGTCTTCAGCCCGAGAGCTATTCACCGTCGTATCCACTTTTGCTGGTGGTGGTGGTTCATCAACTGGCTATCGCATCGCCGGTGGTAAAGTTATTGCCATGAATGAATTTGTAGAAGAAGCCATAAAGACATATTCAACAAATTTTCCAGATACCAAGATTATCCCAGGCGATATCAAAAAGCTTACTGGGCTTGATTTTCTTCGTGAAGCAAATCTCAAACCTGGTGAACTTGATATCTTCGATGGGTCGCCTCCTTGCTCCGCGTTCTCTGTTGCTGGTAAGCGAGAGAAGCAATGGAAGGGTGCTGTAAAGAAAACCGATAGCTCGTTTGAGATTGACGAATATGGTGAGCTAGAATTCATTGAGGGTGAGACGTTTACGAAAACAGGCATCAAAACTTATAGTGATGGTATGGTTGTTGAAGCTATTGAAGATTTATTCCTAGAGTTCGTTCGCATCGCAAAAGATATCAAGCCTAAGGTTATCGTTGCAGAAAACGTCAAAGGTATCACAATGGGCGAAGCGCGTAAGAAGCTTGTAGAGTTTCAGAACGCATTTGAAAACATTGAACCTGGTTATGTTGTCACGCATCACGTTTTGAGCGCCGCAAATTATGGAGTTCCGCAAGCGCGTGAGAGACTGTTCTTTATCTGTGTGCGTAGTGATGTTGCTAGTGTGATCGGTATGAACTGGATGAATGCCGAGACGATGACGAAGCCACCCGAAACAACTCCTATCATTCATTCTGGTGGGCGTCGTCTAAGCGAGAATAGTCAACACATCTCATTGCGCGAAGCAATTGAAGATATCGAAAATGATCCTGAAGAAGTCCAGATGCTCAAGGATTATGTGATGGGTGGCTTTCAGAAAGATTGGATCACGAAGCTTCCATTTAACCCCAAGCGTCATACCAAGCCGAGCGATACTGAGTATCGCTCATGGAATCCTACAGGTTCATGTTTCAATATGATTCGCCCTTGCCCAGAGCTTCCATGCCCTACTCTAACGCAGAGAGGGCAACAGCGTTCTGTGTCTGGTGTGTTTCATTACGCAGAGAATAGAAAGTTTACCATCAAAGAGTTGAAACGAATCATGAGTCTTCCAGAAGACTACATATTGTCTGGAAACTTTGATAAGCAAGCAGAACGAATCGGGCGCATGGTTGCTCCTAAAATGATGGGTGCCCTTGCGACTAACATCTATAATAAAATATTGAAACCCTATAAGGAAGCTACACAATGACAGGTCAGTTCACGTTCGCGACACGCGAAGAAGGCTTTGATACGCACATCGACACATCCATTCGCGGCTACAGTGATCTGTGGCAAGACGTTGTGGATATCTCCCAGTACTTTGTTGAGAATGATACCAGCGTGGTCGATATTGGTTGCTCGACAGGTAAGATGTTAAAGAGTATGATTAACCAGAACACATTTGCATCTAACGCAATTTATACAGGTCTAGAGATTGAACCTGAGTTTTGGGGACCATACGATCAGGACGAAAAGGATTTCGACAATCTCATGTACCACAGGGGTGATGCTAACGGGTATTATTTCGACAACTGTTCATATGTCACGTCCATCTTCACACTTCAGTTCATGCCGTACCATGATCGTATGCATCTAATCAGTCGTGTATTCAATGGATTGAACCCTGGTGGTGCTTTTGTCTTCGCGGAGAAGACGATGCCTGAGAATGTACGAATTCATGAAATTCGCACCTTTACCTATTATGATTACAAGCGCCGCACGTTTACCACCGACGATATCATGGACAAGGAGCGTCAGCTCCGTCATATGACCAAGCCGAACACCCGTGGCGAGCTAATCAAGGTCTGTCTAGACGCCGGCTTTCAAGCGGTTGATACCTTCTGGCAGAACCACGCCTTTACGGGGTTCATTGCGTTGAAGGGAACGACACAAAAGTAACATAAAATGTTGCAAAAATAATTGAGAAAACACCAAAATATCTGAAAATAATTGGCAAACAATTTCAATGGCTTAGCGGAGCAATTCCCTAAGCCATTGTTTTTGCTTGTTTTTCTAGCCTTGACAATGGGTGGTGGTCCATGTACTATAAGAATATAAGATGAATTGAAAGACGAGAGACACACCATGAGCGTAGCAACAAACCCCAACCGCCGTCAAGCCCTTCGCGAAGCAACCCAAGACGCTATTGCACAGTTTATGCAGAACGGTGGCTATGTGACCCGTTGCGAGACTTCTACTGCTAAGGTCAAGACGTTTCGCCACTTTGCTTCCATCGCCTCGCAAGGCCGCAAGTTGACCACCCTCCGCAATGCCGGCTTTGCTTCTCGCTAATTGAAAGGTTCAACCATGTTTTCCATTCGCAAGCTTAACCTCTACCTCGCCGCCATCCGCGCCGATTACGCTGCTTTCAAGCTGCGCGGCGAACATGCCAACTCCCCTTGGACCGCTGAGATGGTCGAGGAGTTTAATCGCACCTTGACCTATGAAATTGGCAGCCGTTATGTGAAGGTCGTCAAATACGCCGGCACACCCAACGCTTCCGTTCACTCCTTCATTTGCATGACCGATATGGGTAAATTCTGCAAAGGCGATATCCTGAAGGCCGCAAGCTGGAAGGCTCCTGCGAAAAACAAGCCTCGCGGCAATGTAGTGCTCCGCGACTATCCCACCGTCCAATGGACTGGCATTCACTGAGAAAGGTTTACACCATGAGAAAAGTCCTTCGCAAGACCGTCCGTGCTTCCACCCTCACCGAAATTGCCAACCGTCTGTTGGCTTCGCCCTCGTCCACGCGGGATGAGCGGGTCGGTGTTATCGTTCTCTTGGAGTCTTCACTCCTCACCGACGACGCCTATCGTGGCTATAACTATCTCGACGCCTTCCAGATCGGCTTTGAAGGTTGCGATATCAAGCCCGGCATTCGGCCCGAGCGTGGTGTGACCCACCAGTTTGAAGACACCGACAACACCCGTCGCATTTACCTCTGAGGGATATAATATGAAACCTGCTACCTTAAGTCTACTTGATATTCGTATGAACGAAGGCATTGACCAGCTCATTGCCAAGCTTGAGGAAATCAAAGCCACACCCGGTTCTTACTTTCGTAAGGCTCAAGCTGTGGACAAGATAGCCGAAGAAGCCAAAAACTATGCCGACTTTTGGGACTACAAGCTGACCGATTGGGCTTCTGACTGAGGATATGATTATGAAGCTAATTGACACGGATCTGAGGCGTATGCGTAAGTTGGATCGGAAAACAAATAAGGATATTGATAAGCTAATTGCAAAACTAAAGGCAATTAGAAATAGAGAAACCCCGACGAGTGAACAGATCGCACTTGGCAGAAAAAACTGGTGTAAAATTGTAGCTGTTGAGAAAGTGGCTGAACAAGCCACAATATACGTCAGAGAAGCAAGGATTTACTCATGGAAACTGTAACCTTCGAATTGCCCACGCATTGGGCTTCCGCGCTTGTCAACTCCGACGAGAGTGGTTTGGATGAGTTCGACTGCGAAGCCCTCGAGGCTTTTACCAACTGGATGCTCGAGGAGCATGGGCAGTGCTGGTGCATTGGCGTGGAAGAGGATTCATTTTTTGAGTGGCACCATGACGCCATACCGTTCAACGCATTGCCTGGCGACGTGTCGGTGTTTACTTTTGACGTTTCGTCAGAAGCCAACGATGGTCAGCCTTCCGAGATGCAGGAATGGCAGGATTATGACCGAGATTGCTAGTTGACAATCGGCGCGCCATGTGTTACTATACATAATGAATTGAGGAGAAGGTAATGGCAGAGAAACTAGTATCGCCTGGCGCGCTTGACAAGTTGGCTAAACTGCTGGCTACAGAGAACATTGCTGTGGAACATGCACCCGTGGTCACTGCGTCCTTTGACGTTAAGAACCGCGTCCTGCGTCTGCCCATGTGGCAGGAAATGACCGAGAGCCTGTATCATCTGCTGGTGCTTCACGAGGTCGGTCATGCACTGGAGACTCCGTGCGATGGCTGGAAAGGTGCTATTGACGCCGTTGAGGAATCAGACGG